AGAAAAAGGAAACCTTTGAAGAAGCAGTAACAACCTACGGTAACGAAGTTTATGCCTGGAAGGTAAGACAAGACTACCTTTCAATGGAAGGAGCAGCAACCGGTTCGGTTTTAAATCATACAGTAATACAGCCAAACTTTGCCGGAATCATCAGACTTTCAAGACAGTATGGAGAGGAAGTTGGAGTTGGAGGAACGGTTCCTTATTATACCGGTTCAGTCTACACAACAGCAAATCATCAGTTATACGATCTAAATGCATGGGCACAGGCTTCAGCATCATTATCAGCCGGAGATACAATTGAGATTAAGAGGGTGTTTTATGAAGCACCACCAGCAATTGTACGTTACTTTGATCCTTATGCAGGAACCGGAACCGGAATGATGAATTTATTGGATACCTTTGGTTGGGGTAATTATTCTCCAGCTATTAACTTCCTCTTAATGCCTATCAATTATGATCTTCAGAAGATTCAAGCAATTGAATTTAACGATCAGATTAGAAAGTCACAGTATTCATTTGAGATTATAAACAATAAATTAAGAATCTTCCCTATTCCAACAGTAGAAGGAGGAAAGATATTCTTTGAATATATTAAAAACTCAGAAAGAAACAGTCTAACAGACCCAACCATGAATAACGGCGGGGTTGTTTCCAATGTTTCTAATGTACCTTATACCAATCCAACTTATCTCCAAATCAACTCAATTGGTAGACAGTGGATTTTTGAATACACTTTAGCAATTTGTAAAGAAATGCTAGGATATGTTAGAGGTAAATACACTACTATCCCAATCCCAGGAGCAGAGATTACTCTAAACTCCGGAGACTTAGTAGCAGCAGCAACTGCTGAAAAGAGTTTCCTAGTAGAAAAACTAAGAGGGCATCTGGAGGATACTTCAAGAGACAAACTTTTAGAAAGAAGAGCAGCAGAGGCAGACTACAAACAAAAAGAACTTAACCTAGTTCCACAATTAATCTTTATAGGATAATGAAATTAGTGAATATATTAAATGAAATTCAGTTTTATATGTACCAGACTCTGGTGTATGTGGAATTTGATGATTCAACCAATATTACGGATGTCGCTCAATTGATTAGGAGCGTAAGATACGTAACAGTTGTAAATAATAAAACCGATAAAGAGGATTTAGAACCTAGAGGCTTGCTCGAAATTAAGGTAGTAACAACCAAACCAGGAACTGAAACCTTTGAATTGATAAGAGCAGAAGCTCTAAAACTTATACCTGAATTAAAAAAATTCAAATATAGCACAAAACAATTGCATAAAATAAAGGATCTGTAATGGCATTATACGGCGAGGCAAGGGATATTAGTATGTTTAGACACGTCAACCGCGAGTTGATGCGTAATATCATTTCCCAGCAGGTTGTTTTTTACAAATGTAACCTTACAGAGACTACAGTTAATATTTACGGAGAGACAGCAGGAGGAAGAATTTACGATGAACCTTTATTGCTTTACTCTTTAATTGAAAGAGGAGACCAATCAGCACCTATTCAAGATGATTTAGTAGGATTCAACTGGCCGGTTAATTTTAGATTCTTAAGAGATGACTTAGTAGAAGCTAATACGGTTCCGGAGATCGGAGACATTATAATGTGGCAGGATGCTTATTGGGAGATTGATAATGAAAATATAAGTCAGTTATATGTTGGTAAAGATCCAGACTATCCTTATAATGATTCTACAGGAACAAATCCTTTAGAGACAGACCTAAGTGCCTTTGGTTATAATGTATCAGTAATCTGTACAGCCCATTACGTACCGGCAGATAGAATAGGAATCGACAAACAGAGATTATAATGGCAAGAGGAAGAAAACCAATACCAAAAACTCAGAAAGAGATTAGTAACTCTCTTGTGACTCCTTTTGATCAAAGGCAGGGAAATCCTAATAACGCCGAACCAGCAAAAGATAATAGAGCATTACAGACTTCCTGGAAAGGAGATACTACAAAGCCATTCACTGTAGGACTCCAGGATATTGATGAAGCAATTTTCTACTACTTTGAGAATATAATAAAACCAGTTGTAACTCAGAACGGAGAAAGACTAACTGTTCCTGTACTATATGCATCACCGGAAAAATGGAAATCATACCAAAAGGACGGTTACTTAAGAGACTTAAAAGGCTCCTTAATGGCTCCTTTAATTATTTTTAAGAGAGAAAGCATAGATAAGAATAGAGCAATAGCAAATAAATTAGATGCTAATAATCCTCACAATTATGCAATCACTCCTAAAAGATACTCAGCAGGTAAAGCCTATTCAAACTTTGATGTTTTAAATAATAGAAAACCTGCTAATGAATATTACGCAGTAGTAGTTCCGGATTACATTACAGCAACCTACACTTTTGTAATTTTTACTTATTATGTAGAACAATTAAATAAAGTAGTAGAGGCAATTCAATACGCTTCTGATTCTTACTGGGGAAATCCTGAAAGATTTAAATTCAGAGCAATGATTGATTCTTTCGGATTCCAGACACAGTTAAATGAGACCAGTGAAAGAATAGTTAGGAGTACTTTTACCGTTAAATTAAATGGGTACTTAATACCGGAGACAGTACAGAAAAGCACAACTGCTATCAATAAATACTTTGGTAAAGCAAGACTTGATTTTACTCTAGAGGGAGTAGATTCTGCAGGAGGACCAGGAACAGGAGCACCTGTACTATTTACACAACAACCTCAACCAGACCCAGCAGTAGTAGGAACTCCAGGAGTTAAATCAGGAACAACACCAACCACATTCTCAGATATACCTGCTCCAATCCCGGTAACAGCACCAACTGCATCAATACCTCCTACACCACCACCAACTGGTAGTCTTTATGATGTAGATTATGAAGCAGTATTGACTTATGCAACTACTCAAGGGTATACTCTACCAGGTTTAGCACAAAGAGCATTACAGAGTCAATTAATACAGACTTTAAAGACAGGTTCAATTTGGAGTCAATTAGATTTATTCTACATATTTGCAACAGATGGAGATTCTAATTTTGCAACACTAAACTGGAGGAATCCTTCTCAGTATAAAGCATCACCGGTAAACAGTCCGACATTTACATCTAACTCTGGATTTACAGGTGACGGAACATCCGCATATTTGACTACTGGTTGGAACGCAACTCTAGGAGTTAATTTTACTCAAGCTAGTGCATCTCATGGTGTTTTAACAAATGCAATGGGCCCTGGAGGGGAAATACATGTCGCGGATACAGGATTTCACGGAGGGGGTAGTAACCCTTATAACATTATAAATTACTGGACTGGTACTAATGCAGATGGCTTCTACATAAATTCACCAACAGCGATTAACCTTCAACCCCCGATATCCGCTAGCCTCAGAGCAGTAAGCATAGGAGGAACAACCGTACAATTATTTAGAGATGCAAACGTTACAACTAATACAGGAGCAGGATCATCAGCTCCTACAAGTAGCCCAATCTACATTATGGCAAGAGGTGTACCAGCACCACAATGGTTTGCACCTATGAATGTAACATTCAAGGCTGACTTCTGGGGAGGTTATTTGACTAGTGCGCAAATGGCTACATTACGAAGTACTCTAAACACTTATCTAGCTGCAATCTAATAAGTCTTTTTTTTGCAGTAGGAATAGCTATTTATACTAGACTATTTAACTAACTTAACAAGATGGCAGAAACATTAATATCACCTGGGGTGCTTGCAAGAGAGAATGACTCTTCATTCATCACCCAACAACCAGTAACCGTAGGTGCAGCAATCATTGGCCCTACAGTATTAGGACCTGTAGAAGTACCTACAGTTGTAACTTCGTACAGCCAATTCCAAAACGTATTCGGAACTACATTCACAAGCGGTAGCGGTGTCTATACATACTTCACCTCAATCGCAGCTTATAACTATTTTGCGAACGGTGGAGAATCTCTATTAGTAGCTAGGGTTGTTAGTGGATCTTACACCTCTGCAACAACATCAGTTAGCGGAAGCAGTACTTCAGGATCTATAGTATTCGAAACACTTTCTAAAGGTGCTCTTATGAATAACTCAGGATCTGAGACAGGTGGTGCTCTAGCAAGCGGTTCTGCGGACAATGTAAGATTACAGATTGTAAATTCAAATACTTCTTCAGGAACATTTGATTTACTAATAAGACGGGGAGATGATACAACAAACACCCCTACAATCTTAGAAACATGGACAGGATTAACATTAGATCCATTCTCTCCTAATTATGTTGCTAAAGCGATCGGAGATCAATCATTTACTTATGCATCTTCAGGAACAAGTTACTACTTAGAAGTAACAGGATCTTTCCCGGTAAATTCAAAATACATCAGAGTAAGATCAGTAGTTAATCCAACTCCTAATTACTTTGATAACTCAGGAGTAGCTAAAACAGCTTTCACCCCTTACATCCCAGTTAATGGATCAAGTTCATTCTCAGGTGCTACAGGTGGTATCATGGCAGGTGCTCAGTATTATAATACTATCTTAGACGGTAACAAGTCACAGGGTATACCAAGTGGAAGCTATGATAATATGATTAACTTGTTATCTAACCAAGATGATTACAAATTTAACGTATTGTTAACTCCTGGATTATTCAATTCATTACACACCTCACAAGCAACTGGTATTATCAACAACACTCAAAACAGAGGAGATAGTATTTATGTATTAGATTTAGTACCTTATAATTCACAAGTCAACACAGTGACTGGTCAAGCAGCTTCTAGAAACACTTCCTATGCTACTTCATACTGGCCTTGGTTACAAATCTTAGATCCAGATTCTGGACAACAGGTTTGGGTTCCTGCTTCAGCTTTAATCGGAGGTGTTTATGCATTTAACGATTCAGTAAGTGAGCCTTGGTTTGCACCAGCAGGTATCAACAGAGGTGGATTAGGAAACGTAATCAGAGCAGAAAGAAAATTAGCTCAATCTGACAGAGATACTCTTTACAGTAATAAAGTTAATCCGATTGCAACATTCCCAGGAACTGGAGTTGTAGTTTATGGACAAAAAACATTACAGCAAAAAGCATCTGCTTTAGATAGAGTAAACGTTAGAAGATTGTTAATTGCATTAAAGTCTTACATCTCTCAAGTTGCTAATAATTTAGTATTTGAACAGAACACTGTCGCAACTAGAAATAGCTTCCTTGCACAGGTTAATCCATACTTAGAATCAGTACAACAAAGACAAGGTTTGTATGCATTTAAAGTAGTGATGGATGACTCTAACAACACACCAGATGTAATCGACAGAAACCAAATGGTAGGTCAAATCTACATTCAACCAACTAAGACTGCAGAATTTATCTACTTAGACTTTAACGTTACTCCAACAGGAGCTACATTCCCGGCTTAATTTTCATATCAGTAATATTTATAACTAAATAAGACAATGGCAATTCTAACATCAGACGAAATATTCTTCACCGCCTTTGAACCAAAGGTACAAAACAGATTCATCATGTATGTTGATGGAATACCTGCTTACCTTATCAAAGGTGTAAGTGGATTAGGCTTTGAGCAAGGTGAGATCATATTAAACCATATTAACGTTTACCGTAAGATCAAAGGTAAATTAAGATGGAACGATTTAAACTTAACACTTTTCGATCCAATCACTCCTTCAGGAGCACAAGCTGTAATGGAGTGGGTTCGTTTACACCATGAATCAGTTACTGGCCGTGATGGTTATTCTGACTTCTACAAGAAGGATGTTGTAATTGACATCGTAGGTCCAGTAGGAGATGTAGTATCTGAGTGGGTAATCAAAGGAGCATTCATTAAAAATGCAAACTTTGGAGACTTAAACTTCGATAACGATTCTGCTGCACAGAATATCACAATGACTTTAGGAATGGATTATTGCGTGCTTAACTTTTAAATTAAACAAAAACTTAAAAGAAGGCCCTGCTATTTATATAGGAGGGCTTTTTTATTATATGAAACTCAGCATTATACTACAGGAAGTAATTTTACCTACGAACTTAAAGATTCTTTTAGGTAGGTTGAAAGACCAGGGTTACATTATGTTGGGTTCCGGAGATAATGGTATAGCACTTCAAAAAGGAAATCAAGTACTGAAACTTACTACCGATATTGATGAGCTGAGACACGCGGAGAAACTTTTAAACCATAGTTTTACAAGTATAATACCTATCAAGAAAGTAGAAGTTCTAGGACCTAAATCTGGAATAATAGAAATGGTAGATGCACAGCCTTTAGCACAAGAGGAAAAAGAAGAACTTAACTCCAATAGTACTAAAGCAGAAGATTACCTAATATACGGTGGAGAATTAAGCAATAACCTTTCAGATAAAATGAAAGAATTCTTAATGGACTTAAAAGAAGCTTTCACACAATCCGGTATTGATACAGATGAAATAGACTGGTCAGCAAATAATATTATGAATTTTCAAGGAAGATACGTTCTAGTAGACGTATAAAGCCTAATTCGTATATATTTATAAGAGAATAGTTACAACAAATTAGTATATGACAGAATTTAAATTCCCAACCGAGATTATTGATCTCCCTTCCAGAGGACTGCTTTACCCTAAAGATTCTCCACTTGCAAGCGGTAAACTTGAAATGAAG